AATTGCAGACCACAATGTATGGAATGTAATTACTTTAAAACTGGTAATATAGAAGAGTTTGAATACAAATTACACGAAGAAAATAATGCTGTAGTTGATTATTTAAGAGAAACAGCTAGGCAAACAGCAAAACCTACAAAAGATGAGCTAAAAGGCTTAATCTTAGAATATAGGGCAAAGCTAAACTTGGTAAAAAAGAAATTTATCGTTCAAGCATGAGCCAATTGTCAATCATATTCGGCTCAAAGTTGCCTTATTGGATAACTTTTTTGATTAATAAAGTTTACTATTAGAGAACTTTTGTAACCAAATTGGTAACATTTATTCGTACTAAAAAGTGTAATTAACTTACATAAATTTGAACACAAGCAAAAAAAGGCTCCCAAGTAGAAACTTAGGAGCGATAACCGTTAAACCTTTAACTATGTCTTATGCAGCACAAATATACAAATATTTAATTAAATTTATTTTTTTAATTAAATTAATTAAATTAATTTTGTCCCAAAACACACAATATGGCAAGAAGTATTTCCCCCGATTCAGTTTCCAGTAAGGTTGCTGATTTAACATTAGGCGAACATCTTAGGTTAGATAACCCATACACTTCAGTAATGGTTATGGTATCTAATTTAAAGAAAAAAGAAGCCCACAAAGATAAATTATTTAAGATTAAAGCTACTGACAACACTACTACTGTAACCAGAATAAAATAAACCAATATTATGCATATACAAACGATTAACTACACTAGAACATTTAACTTAGGAAACTATTCTTCTGAAAAAATTGGCGTTGAATTTGCTCTTAACGAGGGAGAGTCTGCTACTAAAGCCCTTGACTATGCAAGAGAACTTGTGGAAGAATATCACAAGCAAAATGTAATTAAATTAAAAGATTTAAACGAATTTTACCAAGAGATACCTGATGAAATTATCCCTACTCAATCTAAAAAATCTTTAGCTGAAAAAACAATAGAGTTTATAAATGCCTGCAATACTAAAGATGAGCTAAGAGCTTGGGAATTAATGGCTAAAAATAATCCAGAGGTATTGGAATCTTATAATGCTAAACATAAATCTTTATAACTATGAATTGGAATGAAACATTAATCAGAGCAAGCTCTGTGGGGTATTTAATGACCGAGCCTGTTACCAAAGCAGACAAAGAAGCTGGTGTGCTTTCTAAAACAGCACAAAAACATTTGCTAGATGTATATATTTCTGAAAAGTATAATAGGAGAAGAGATATTCAAACAAAGCAAATGAAAAAAGGTATTGAAGTAGAGCAAGAATCGATTGATTTATTGTCTATGTTCTTAAAGAAACCTTTTAATAAAAATACGGAAAGATTCTCAAATAAATACATAACAGGATTACCAGATATAATAGATGATGGAATTATTGATATTAAATCTAGCTATGACCTTTGGACATTTTTGGGTAATATCCCAGATAAATTAGATAATTTATATTATTGGCAAATGCAATCATACATGTGGCTTACAAATACAAAAAGTGCAGTAATTGCATATTGCTTAGTTAATACACCGGATAGTATAATACAACAAGAAAAGTATTATCTTCTTAAAAAAATGGATGTGATATCTGACCAAAGTCCTGAGTTTATATATGAAGCTATGAAGATAGAATTCAATATGTCATTTGATGATATTGAAATAGACGAAAGAATTTTAATGTTTAAGGTTGAAAGAAATGAAGATGATATTTTACGCATTGAGCAAAAAGTAGAAAAAGCAAGAGAATTTTTACAAGATATTGAAAACACCCACAAAAACTTTAACAATGGCAAAAGCTAAAAAAGAAAAACAATTAAACCTTCCGCAAGATGCACAGCCATTAGACGGATGTGATTTCTGTATGCAATTTGATTATGATGAACCTCATGTAATTGGTGCAAGCGAAGATGCTGATGGAGTTTTAGAATTAGTAATCAAAGCTTACCTAGATGCGGGGCTAACTTTTGTATGTCCAAATACACAAAAGAAATTAAGAATATATGCTAGACCATTATCAGATAAAGGTAGGGAAATTCTAAATCAACAAAAGGAAGTTAAAAATTAACGAATGAAATACTCTTCAAGTTTTAGCCACGATTTAAACTTTGGAGAAAAGGCAGAAGATTGGCTTCATAATTTATTTAATAGTGGGAAGCTTATTGAAGTAAAAAGCGATAGGCTTATTCACAAGACCGGGAATTTATATATTGAATACAGGTCAAGAAATAAACCAAGCGGGTTATCTACTACTACAGCTAATTATTGGATTTACAGAATGGATGCTCTTGATGCTGCAATTTTATTACCAACTGAATCTTTGAAAATAGTTTGTAGAATATATTATAAAAACAATGAGTTTAAAATGAAAGGAGGAGATAATAATACTTCTGAAGGATTTTTAATACCACTAATTAGATTGCTAAACGATTTAGCATTATTAAAATAAACTAACTTTTTTTATGAGCATTAGCAAATTTTCTAGCAGCTTCAACGCTACCAAACCCCCAAGCCTTTAATGCTAATGCTTTCCTTGTTGGTTCACCGTTTGGTTTTTTCATTGCACCAAGCATACCAGCAAAACGAGCTGCAAAAGAAACTCTTCGCGGATTAACACCAGCTTTAACTGGGGCTTTTAGATTGCCACCAGTTTCAGAATTATACGATGCTCTACCTTTAGCATTTAATCCGCCTTCAGGATTTTTACCTTCTTTACGTTGCCAAGCTCCAGACATAACTATTTCTTTTCTTCTGATTTAATTTTCTTTTCTTGCTTTAGCATTTCGTCAGTTGGTTTTTTACCGCTTCCTTTGTTAGCACGAATATTATCCCACAAACCACGAGGAGAAGTTGAACCATCAGCTCGTTTCATCATTTTTAATTTTTTCATTTTTTTGGTATTATTGTTCCTACTGAATATGTTGCGCCAACGGGAGCTTGTGTTACCGCTGTTTCGCCCGGTACTGCTCTTATAGCTCTGCGCATAGGAAATGCTAATTCATTAAGTGGACCATAGCAATTTGCTATTGTTACACCATTAATTTTTTTAGGTAATATTTTACAAGGCATACACCACATATTACTCATGCTACTATCTGGTGAATTGGTAATTGTAAATGTACGATTAACCGTAGGTAGCTTTTCCCAAGTTGGAGCTTGCGGAACTGAATCGTAATACCAAAAATAAGACCATACAGTTTTGTCTGTGCTATCTGGTGTGATTGATGGATTAGGAACCAATATATTATTTGCAATAGACGGACCATCCAATACAGGACAAGCTGCTACTCCTTCCAAGAATTCTTTACCTTCTACAGTTATTGTATTACCGGTTGGAATTGCTCCAGATGCCCCACAAAAAGCAAAATTACCTTCAACAACTACCAAAGCTCTTTCGTAAGCAACTCTTGATTTATTACTTTCGTTAACTGTGTACGCAATAAAAACTACCACCACAAATACCAATAAAATTGTTAATGTTTTTTTCATATTACTTTAAACTTAATAAATATAATGTTTTAGCTATCAAAGTAGCAATTTCATCTACTTGATTTTGAACCCAAGATTCTTGATAAATTTCTTTTCTTTCTTCTTGAATTGTCTTATATAAAGATTTAAAATATTTAACTACTTGTTCTGAGTTTTTATAATCTGTTGGACTATCAATTTGGTAATGCATGGGTCTATCGTAAATACCACTTACGCTTTCTACTAAGCCATCTGTTAAATCAAGGATGCCATCATAGAATTTACCCAATGCTTTATGAACAGCATATGTTTCGGTTTGGTGGTGCCAAACAACAGCTTGGTCAAATGAATCTTTAAGATAAGATACAAAGTATGAGAATTTTTCTTCAGCCATAATATAAAATTTTAGCTAAGATACGAATTATTTCCAATTCTCTGACTTCCATATAGCTAAATCTAGACCTTTTAAATTTTCAGGGGGTGTTGGTAAGAAATTAGCTATTTCCTCCAAATTTGGGGCCTCTGTGTGATAAGGAGGCATATTCTTGAATGGAGCGCCTCTTTTAACTTGCTTTTCACCATAATTATCCATTAAATAATTTAACACAGATTGCGCCGATGTCAAATTCTGCTCTTTTTGAATCATATCCAACTTATATAAGTCAAATCTAACTCCAATTGGTTTACTTTTTGCCATATAAATATTTTGTAGCTACAAAGATAGGATAAATTTACCAATGTAGCTACAACCCTCCCCCCCTTATACCCTATCCCCCCTACCATGCATAACACTAGCAATGGCATGCCCATACCACCACATAAACCATACTACCAAGACCATGTAACCAACCATACCCATAACCCACCTATCCCAACAGCAGTAAGCATCACAGAGAATAGCAAGAGCCAACCCAAAGCAAGGGGTACTCAGTGCAGGAGAATCAAAGCCCCCAAAAAAAAATGCGCCCTAAAATATATGGTGTACCCTTAACCAAGTGTTGATGTAGAACATTTCGTAAATTATTTCTAATATATTTTGGTTAGGGTGGAAAAAATATTTCGTATATTTGGTAAAATATTTAGTATGGCATTATCATCAATGAAGAAACAAAGTGACAGTACTCTTTTAAGAGGCGGCAGACCTATTTTAAATTTACAAAAAGATACAATAGGAACTGAATACGATTTGCCATCTGGAGTAATTGGAACAAAAGTTAGAGTTTATAAAAGTAACCCAGCAGAACATCGTGTAATAATTCCAAAAATAGGAACAAGAATAATGTCAAAACAAGGAGTAACGGATTATATTACAACAGGTGAATATGCTGAAGATTCTCCTTTAACAGAATTATATAGAAAACAAAATTTAATAAAGGCACAACAAGAAGATGTTAAAAAAATAAAAGAAAAAGAAAAAGAAAAAAAATAAAGACATGTTGCTAGAACAAATTACCACAGACTACGAAGATGATGACAACCAACAGCCAGCCCCAAAAGGCATGGTAAGAACCGAAATGGGACGCTTAGTTAAAAAAGCTGACCAAGATGCTTGGGATAAGAAAGTTGTAGCCTCTATGCAAGCGCAATGGAGAGGCAGAGGTGCTTCATCATTAAAAGCAAAGAAAGTAGGAACTGCATTAAAAGGAATGAAAAAGAATAAATAAACAAAAGATGGTTCGGTTGATGTTTTCTCGTTTGACTTAGCCTCCCTTAAAAAAGGAGGTTTTTTTATGTACAGAAATTTGTACAATGTTATAACATGATGTATATTGCATCAAAATGATTCATAATGAAGCGTACAACAATTTATTTAAGCCCAGAAGTTCACGAAAAACTTGTAAAGCTAGCCGAAAGAAAAAAATGGTCAATTACAAAGACTGTAGAATTTATTCTTTTAAAATCAATCAAAGATAGAACTAGTGCCAAAGAAAGTAATACTTAACATAACCCCCCAAACCCATGTTAGGGCAACTCAGGGCGACTCCATCTTCTTCAGGATACCCAGAGAAAAATTACGCCCAGCTGGTTTAAGCCGATTACTCCGTTTAGAAAAATACAATCAGTATAAAGTAGACTTATGCGCAGAAGCCAAAGCCAAGCAATTCGTCCTTCCCCCAGTAGGAGCATCCATTACTTTCTTTCTTCCAGTCCCACCCTCTTGGTCTAAGAAAAAAAAGAAATTACACCATGGTCGATTCCACCAATCCAAACCAGACATTGACAATCTCCAGAAAGCTTTCCTAGATTCCCTGATGGCAGAAGACAAACAAGTAGCTCACCTCGAAGTACAAAAGCGATGGGTAGACTTTGAAATAGGATGGATTGAGATTTCCTACAAAGCCTACGAAGAAGTTCTTGCTC